ACTATAATTCTTTTCATTTAAGAATAAAAGAAATAAATGAAAAAAAAATTAATAGAAAACAATTAACTCCAGATGATTTAGCTTTTGAAGAAGAATATGATAATTTAACTTATATGGATTTAGATTTATCTTATATAGATAATATATTGGATTTTTATGGTTTTCATTTTAGTAAGAATCTAAAACAACCTCAAAATTTAGCAGATTTTTTAATAGATAAAATTAATGATATTGAAGAATATCCTTCAGATTTAACTTTATATTCTGCATATACTAATCAAACAAATCTTAACAATAAAAATTTATGTTGGTTTACTCATAGAATTGACCAATCTATATTATTTCCTTTTGATATTTCACGATTGGATATTTCTAATGCAGAATCTAATAGACCACACATTTACAGTTTTAGATTAAAACAACCTCTTAAACTAATCAATTCAAAATCAAATCATAATATGGAAATTTTTGATAAATTTTTTCCATTTGGAAAATATTTTTATAAAAAATTAATTAAATATGCATTTAATGAAGATTTATATAATCAAGAAACGTTCGCTGTAGTAAAAAATAAAAGAATATTGTACATAATTGAAGCAATAAATAGATTTATTAGTTCAAAAAAGTCTAGATTTCAAAAAATAGATGGATATAAAAATGATTTAGATCAATGTGAAATAGCTGTCATAGGTTTTTCAAATTTAGTTGATAAACAAACAATTAAAGAATATCGAATAACACAAATAGGCAGAACTGATAACTTTTTTAAACTTCCAATATTGCAAGATCAATTAGATGATTTTTTTTTTATAATAGGTGATATTAGTTATGATATAAAATCAAAATCAAGAATGACATGTCCAGAAAATTTAATTATTAAATATATAAATACCAATGGTCAAGAACCTGAAAAAATATTTAATTGTAGTTGTATGCCTATTGATGTTTGGCAAAAAAAATATTTAAAATATAAAACAAAGTACCTAAAAGTTAAATCATTTATCAGAGGATATCATTAAATTGCTAAATAATAATAATAAACCACCAATTACAATTAATAAAATAGCAAAACCAAAATGTCTATCTGGAGTTGAAAATATATATGGTATTGGATTTTGTTTATCAATTAACATCTCTAATATTTTATAAAATAACTCTCTTATATTAATTATTATATCTTCAATAGGTTTTTTATGTGGTAATTTTGTATCAATTATTTGATGACTTTGCATCATATCATCTGATTTATTCATTCTGCGTTCTATTTCTTTCTTAGCTTCGCTATCTTCAAAATTTTTATTAAAATTTTTTTGATCAAACTGTTTATTAATATCTCTATTTGATTTGTTTGTTGTTACATAATTTAATCCTTTTTTATCTGACATTATTATATAATTATATAAAAAAAATTATGTTTTATAAAAATATAAAAAAATTGAATTAAAAATATATGGACTATTAATATATATACTTAATGTTATATATTAGTTGTCCAACATGTGGCTATTTTCTTGGTCAAAAAAATTTAGAATATGAAGAAGGTAAACTTAAAATATGTACAAATCCAAAATTATCAGCTGAAGAAAGAGAGAAAGAATTAAGCAAATTATTATTAAGTTTAGGGATTAGAAGATACTGTTGTAAAATGAGAATGATGACTTATAAAGATATTGTACAAGATATTTTACCTGTTATTAGTAGTGATTGAAAAAATTTGATTTATTAACATTTTAGTCCCTAATTCTTTATTATTAATGTCTCCATCATTTAATAATTTTGTCTATGCTGTTGTTTTGTCTTTCTTATTTGCTTCTGTTATGAGTTTCACTCGTAATACAACATTTGAGAATACTACAAATACAACATTTAATAGTACTGGTTTAGAATGTGATGTCTGTCAGTTTGTTGCACAAGAAGCTGAAGGTCTATTACTTACTAATAAAACATTAACAGAAATTCAGACTCAACTTGATTCATTTTGTCAAAAAACTAAATATGATTCATTATGTGAAGATGTTGTGAATACATATCTTCCTAAAATAATTGAATTTCTTGAACAAGAAGAATCTCCAGAAAGAGTATGTCAACAAGTAGGGGTTTGTTAGTATAAAAATTATCTATGATAATAGTTTTTATAAAAGCCTAGTTTTAACAAAAAATTGATTTAAAATATTACTATGATATAAGATTATAATATAATGTCTACTCTAAAAAGCTTTGTTAGAATTTGTGATGTTACTTTAAGAGACGGTATTCAAAATTTGAAATCACTAAATACTTTATTCTCTAAAACTTTAAAAAATGATATTATTTATAGATTAAATAATTCTAATATTAATAATATAGAATTTGGATCAAATGTTAGTCATAAAATTAAAGAAATGGCTAATACTAAAGATGTATTACAATCAATGAATTTTGATAATTTAAAATCAAATTTGTTTTTATTAGTTCCAAGTTATAGTAAATATGAAGAATTAAATAGTTGGGTTAATATTAGTAAGGTAAATAGAATTAGTTTGATCACAGCTTGTTCTGAAACATTTGTTCAAAAAAATACAAATATGTCATTAAATGAAAATTTAGATCAAATTGATAAAATTTTAAATTCACCGAGTGATAAAAAATTTAGAATTTATATCAGTACATGTTTTGGTTGTCCATTTGAAGGAACTATTAATGAATCTCATTTTAAGAATATTGAATTAATTTTTAATCGTTTTTGTCATCATGAAAAAACAGAAGAAATAGTAATTTCAGATACAATTGGTACTTATGATATGGACCAATTGCATCATTATATAAAAAATTTTAATTCATCTAATAAATTATCTTTACATATTCATTCTCATTCTGAAGATTTAAATGTTCAAAAAATAATAGAAAAATATGGAGATCAATTAGTTTCAATAGATACATCACTAGGTAATCTTGGTGGATGTCCAAGTGTTAATTCATCTAAACTGAAACCAAATTTATCTACTTTAAAAGTTGCTTATTTAATTAATCAAATTACTAAAAAACAAGTATATGATATAGATGAAATTCTCGATTTAGAAAATTTAGTTAGAACTACGATAACAGGTAATTAAATAATTTAAATCAACTTTTTGAAGTAAAACATTTATATATGATTTTTTTAATTCTTCAGCTAACTTAGATGCAGCATCATAATTAATAATATTTATAAATAGTATACCTCCAGGAAATAACATTTTTTTTAAAGATGTATAATCTACTATTATTTTTTTAGTGCTAAAAGTATCTTCTATAATCATATCATATTTTTGATCAGAAGTTCTAATATATTCATTAACATCATTTAGATAATAATGAATTTTTTTTGGTGGATTTGGATTAATTGTTTTAAACATTTCGAACATTTTTATTTCTATGTCAACACAATCAATTTTGTTAATATTATTATTTTTAGATAAAGCCAATGGTAATCCTCCAATTCCAAATCCTAATACACATACTTTATTAACATTTTTTGGATATGTCTGTAAAATGGTATTAAAATAAACATAATCACATTCATATGTATCTTTATCGTATCTAGAATGTGTCCCATTAATAGTTGATTTATCATATAAACTATATATATTCTGATTTAGATTCAAGCAATAATTTTCAAAACAATATAATGGTTCATTAGTATTTATATTATTATTATTTAATTTAACAATTTTTATATCGTTAAAATCTAAATTAGATAAATTATTAAATCCTTCTGTTACATAACACAATTGAAAAAATAAAATTAATAGAAATAATAGGAGTAAAATTTGTTTCATATAAATATTAATAGATATTTCTATATAGAATAAAAAAATTATTTGTGAAATAATTACTTTTTATAAAAAATTGAAAAAAAAAATGTCTAAACGTCCCTAAATTTTCAATATTTAAATTCGTACACACACGATTATGTCATCTGCATCTACCTCTGCATCTGCCATTACCACTCTGGAGGGTCTTGCAAAAGAACCCCAGTTTGCCGCCCTGTGCAACAATTTCAAACAAGCTTCTGGGACTCCTGCCATGTTTGCGATGTTTTTCAACTTTGACGAGCACAAGAAGCGCCTCAATCAGTCCGACCAGGACCGCTTGGACAAGTGGCTCACCAGCGAAAACCCAACTGTCGATCCCGACTGGTTGAAGGGAGCTGTCGTGCAGCAAGTCAACGCGTCGCAGTTTACGCCCCAGCAAGCGAAGGGTTTGTCGGGACTGGCGAAGTTGTTTCCCACGAAGGTCTGTCCGGACTGCCACCAGGCTGTCCAGGTCGGTACCAAGTGCATTGAGACACAGATGTATCACCACCCGTGAAAAGAGTCCAATTGACCCATATAGACGCGGACATGGAAGGCTCCCATGTTGTCAACGTCTAACCGCTTTTAGTCTCTCATTAGAGGCGGAGAGTGGGTAAAACCTCTCTCTCAAGCGGCACCTCATAAGTCGGTTACAAGAGAGGGGCAACTCATACTCAAGTAATTCGACCAAGGTTTTGGGTTGGTAAAAAAACAAAATAATTTATTATTTTGATTATTTTATACAAAAATTAAATGAATTAGTAATGATGATATTTAACTAAAAGAATATCAGAGAAATATTTTTTTATATAAAAAAATTGAACAATTATTTATAGAAATAATTACTTAATACCTTAATGGAAAAATGCATAGTTAACACAAATTATATGAATGATGGTTTCATTATTAAAAACCCAGATGGTGAAGATGAAATAATTCACATACCATACAATTTAAATAATGTCTTAGTAAATGAATCAGATATTATTCAAATTTTAAATCAATATAATGTCAACATAGAAAAAATAAATCATATTGAATACTTTAGACAGGCATTTACTCACAAATCTTATTGTAAAAAAGATATTTATCCAACTAATATTTTAAGTGATGCTAAAAATGAATTAGGAAATCCAGATAATTTATTAGATTTAATGGAAAAAAGTTATGAACGTTTAGAATATTTTGGTGATCGTGTTCTTAAATTAATTGTTTCCATGTATTTATTTCATCGATATCCAAAACAAGATGAAGGATTCATGACAAGATTACAAACAAAAATAGAAGATAAAAAAAATTTATCAATTTGGTCACGAGAAATAGGACTAAGTAAATTTTTTATAATTAGTAAACAAATTGAATTAATGAATGGTCGAAATTTAGAAAAAATTCATGAAGATGTTTTCGAGTCATTTATAGGAGCATTATTTTTATCAAATGGATTTGAACCATGTATGTTTTTAATCATTAATATGTTAGAAACAATGATTGATTATTCTGAAAAATTATATTGTGATAATAATTATAAAGATCAATTACTCAGAATTCATCATCAAAATAAATGGAAATTTCCTCAATATGTTACTATTCATTTTGAAGGACCACCTCATAAACGTAAATATATTATGGGTGTTGAACGTCATGATGTTGAATCAGATTGTCCATTAGAAAAAAGATGTGTAAGCTTTGGAATTGGTTCATCAAAGAAAGAAGGTGAACAAAATGCAGCAAAGATGGCTTTAATAATTCATGGTATCTTAAAACAAGATCAATATGTTCAATCAGATATTTATTATCCTCCATGGGATAAAATTGCATCTTTTGATGGTGAAACTATGATTATTAAACTCGATGATCATGCAGAAGAACCAAATAGTTCAGAATTAAATGAACCGGAAATAGAAAATAAAGTTATAGAACTACCAGTCAAAGAAAAAACTGAAATTAAAAAAAGAGTTCTTAAAAAAACAAATAAAAAAATCGTAGATTCAGATAATGGAAATTTTTCAGAAAAGTCTGTTGATGATTGAGTAATATAAACGCATAAAAAGCGTAAATATATTAAAAAAAAAACATTACTTAATCAATAATGTCAGAAGAATTACAGAATGAGTTTTTTTCAAAGAAAACTATAGCAGGACTAAATAAAATTATATTGCAACAATCAAATTATCAAAATTTAAACCGTGACGGCAAAGAAAAACTAATTAATATATTAATTAAAAATATGAAAGTTGTTTATAGATCACTAGATGCAACTAAAATTAATAAAGATAATTTTAATTCAATTTTTGATCAATTTAAAAAACATTCAGTAAATGAATCATTAGAAGAAATTAAAAAAAGTAATGTTTTAATTAATTTACAACAATCTCCTTCAGATTTAAAATTTGAACGAGATTTTAAATCAAATCCTAATCCAGGTAATAAATTTTTAGATCGTCCCGAGTCAACAAAAAGTATTACACCTCAAGTAAGTGTTACTCCACAAGTAAGTGTTAACAAAAGACCAAATGAAAACTTATCTGGAGTTAGTGCAAATAAAAGTAAATTTGATTCAAGTTTAGATCAAGCTTTTAAACCAATAGTAGAAAATTTAACAGATCAAAATTTTTTTAATAATTATGATACAGGAAGAAATACTAAAGATATTAATTCAATGATGGAAAATATTCAACAAATGAGACAAAATGAACTAAATATTAAAAATCAAAAACCACCAACACCAGAATTTTTAAAAGCTAAAAAAACTAATCCTGATAAAATAGAACTAAGAAACGAAGTACAATCAATGTCTCAATCAAATGGAAAATTAGATTTTCAGAATATGAAATCATCTGATTTCAATAGAGGTTTTCAAGGTTTAGCGATTGATTCAGGAGATAATTTAATGAGTTTAGATAATATTGATAAACCATTAATTGATCAAGAAATAATTGAAGATACACAAAGCTTTGAAGATAGATTGAAAAGATTACAATCTGATAGAGATAATTTAAAAGTTCCTCAAAGTAATGATAAAATTGATTTTACTAGTGAAAAATTCCCCCAATCAAATGTGAATTCAAATGATGTAATTCAAGAACAAAATCGAGTAAGATTTAATGATTCTAATGTTCAAACTCCAGTTAAGCGAAATGATTTTGATATTGAAGCTAAACGTAATGAAATGATTAGAGAAGCCGAATTAAAAAAGAAGCGCGAGTTTGAATTAAGAAAAGAAGCAGAAATGAGAGCTCAATTTAAACAAATACCTCCAGAAAGTAATGATAGATTTAATGAATTAAAAAATAGTATGAAAATGGTTAATATAGAAGTTAAAGAAGATGTTACTAAAATAAATCAATTAAAACAACAAATAGATTATTTAAATAATGAAATAGATGAATTAAAACAAGAAAATATAAGATTACAACAAAATAATGATTATGAAAAAATAATTGAAATTAAAAAACAGATAGCAAATGAATTTGAAGTATTAAGTCAAAAAAATAGTGAATTAGACACAAAAACAGCTGAATTAAACTTGAAAGATATTGAGATTAATAAAAAAGATTCAGAACTAAAACAATTAATAAAAAATTATGATTATTTATTTAGAACAAATCAATTACAAATTGAAGTATCAAACCCAAATAATGAATCAAAATATACATTTCCATTAGATAAAATAAATGATGCAATAGGAATTAAATTGATGTCTTATTCTATACCCACTCCATTATTTAATATTGAAGAAAATAAGAATAATGAATTAAAATTATTATATAAAAACGATGAAATAATTTTAAATGTTTCTAATGGTAAATATAACATAGAAGATTTAATTGAAATTTTAAATTTACAATTAACTAATAAAAACTTAAATGAAATTATAGAGATTAAATTAAATAAACAACAAAAAGTTATAATTGAATGTAATCTAGATGAAGAAGAATTATCTATTATTCCAACTTTATTATCAACTGAAAATTTAGGATTTACTTCTAGTTCAGAAAATAAAAAAATTCATATAGCTGATAAAATTTGGGATTTAAGAATGATTGATAAAGTTTATCTATTTTTAAATAACTTATCTGATGAAGTTCCATTTGGTATTTTACATTTTAATGGTAAATCAGTTTGTCAATTTAAATTTGAAAAACCATTTAATATTGATAAATTAGAAATTGAATTTAAAGATTCTAAAGGATTACCAATTAATTTTTATAATTTATCTCATAATTTAAGTTTCATGATTGAAAAAATTAGTTAACATTTCTAAAATATATTTTTCTATTAGCATTCATTTCTTCATCTTTTGTAATATTATTAATTACAGAATCAAAAGATTCTCCACCTACTAATCTAATTATAAAATTAATAGAATATACACCACATTCTGAATTATTAAATTGATGTTGAATATGATTATATCTAATATCAAACCCACCTCCAATTAAATTATTAATTTGTTTATTTTCTTTTACTAATTTACTTAAATCTTCATTTTTCTTTCCTTTTATTTTTTTAATTATATCATTAATATGAAGTTGTGAATTATATTTCTTTTTATATAAGTATTTAGTTAATCTATTTATAAACTTTCTAATTCTTTTAATTGGTTTTTTTGCAACTGAATCAAAAAAATATATTTGATTTTTTTTAAGATCAGTATATAAAGCTACCCAATGAGATCCATCCTTCCAATGTTCATCTAAATTAATAACCATACCAATTTTATTTTTTCCTTTTTTTTCCAAATCTTCAAAATTTAAGTTATCTATTCCTAATATTGGTATTTCTTCAAAATCAGAAGGTACTGCACCTAAAAATAAAAAATCTTTATGAACATTATGATATTGTTCTATAACTTCATTAATATGGGTTGTGCTTAACCATTCATATTTTTTTGAAGGACCTTTAGGTCTAAAAGTATTTGTTAAAATATCATCATTATTTAATTCTTTAACAATATCTAATCTTAACCAACATGTTTGTTCATTACATTTATCTGATAGTTTATTTTCTAAATCATTAACTAAAGCTTCTTTGGGTTGATTAATATTTATTTTATTGGTATTTTTTTTATTATAATTTTCAGCAATCGATTTTAAAGTTTCTAATGAAAAACAGGAACCATTTGAATATTTTTTACTTGGAGCGCACTTCATGTCTGGATCTAATTTAGCATTATTTATTTTACTCATTAATTATAGGTAGATTTTTTTATTATAAAAAATATAAATATTTTATATATATATATATATATATATATGTTTCGCTATACAGCTAATGGTAATTTTATCATGAGAGAAAATTTTAGTCAATATACCGAATTAAGTTTAGATGAATTCAGGCAAAGAAGAGCAGAAAGAAAAATAAGACTTAGTATAAACCCTATTAAAAATAAATGTCTTTCATTTACTGAACCTCAAAAATGTTCTTCATGGAATGTAAATAAAACATGTGATACTGACGAATTTGGTTTTGAAAAATGCAATTTAAATCCAGAATGTGTTCAACCAAATGAAAAAGATATGGCTAAAATTGGATTGAAAACATCTTGTATGGAAGAAGGACCTAAATGTTTTCAATTATGTGATATTAATGCAGCTACTAAACGTAGGGAATGTATTCAAACTGAATATAATAAAGGAAGATGTTGTCCATTAAATACCACTGATGTTGTTAAATATAATAATAAATTTTATTGTGTTAATGAATAAATAGAATAATTATAATTTCCATCTAAAATATTTTCTAATTCTCCTTTATTATTTTTAATTGTAACAAAAGAAAATACATCATCATATAACTTATCTAAATCTATTCTTTCAACAAATCCAGTTTTGGATTTAACTATATTATCTTTATCGTGAAAATTAATCAAAATATAGTCTCCTATTCTGAGATCTAGAATTTCAACAGGTACTAACTTTTTGTTCATTATTAAATTAGTAATTAAATAATATTTAAAAAAATCAACTTTTAATATTTAAAAATTAATTATATAGTTTTATATATATGTCATTCGAACAAAAATATATTAAATATAAATCTAAATATTTGGCTTTAAAAGCTCAATTAAATATTTCTAATGAATTTATACAAAATGGAGGTTCTATTAATAATAACAATTCAGATGATATTGATTCATTAAGTCAAACATCAAATCTTAAATCAATATATGGAAATTATTTTAATGGAGGTAAATCAGAATCTGAGAAATCAGCATCTGAAAAATCAGCATCTGAGAAATCAGCATCTGAAAAATCAGCATCTGAGAAATCAGCATCTGAAAAATCAGCATCTGAGAAATCAGAATCTGAGAAATCAGCATCTGAAAAATCAGCATCTGAGAAATCTAGAAAGAAAGAAGATGATGATTCAGAAGAAGACGAAATTAAAGATGATGATTCAGAAGAAGACGAAATTAAAGATGATGATTCAGATGAAGATGAAATAAAAGATGATGATTCAGATGAAGATGAAATAGAAAGTAAACTAGAAGATGAAGAAACTGAACAAAGTGGTGGTTATAAAAAATCAAAAGTAAAATCAAATAAAAAATATTTTTTTAATGATTCTGATGTTAATTTAGATAGTACTACTACTGATTCTGATTTATCTTCTTTAGACACAGATTCAACAGATGATTCCGATTTATAAATATATAAAGATTATTTTCATTATTTAATAATAATGAAAACAATTAGTGGAATAGAAGAACTAGATGAATTTATTTTAGATAATAAAAATAATGTTATTTTATTATATTTTGGAGCTGAATGGTGTGGTCCATGTAAACAACTTAAAAATAGATTAACGGAACCAGATACTATTAAAATTATGCCAAAATTAGTTGTTGGTTATCTAGATGTTGATGATGATGAAAATTCATCTTTAGTTAAAAGATATAAAATAAACTCGTTACCAACACAAATTTATATTAAATTAAATGAAAATAAAGTCATAGAAAACAATAGAGTAGAAGGTTATGATTTTATGAAATTAAAATTAGATTATGATAGTTATTTAACTTCATTATAACTTAACAAAAAATTGATATTAATTTATTATAACCAATAACTTAATATACAATGTCGAGTAAATTCGTAGTAAAAGATATTAGAATACTTAGTAGTTGGGGATATAATTTATCGTCCAATACTGATTGTACTATATGTCGTTACAGTCTGAATTCTAATAGTTTATACTATCAAGATAAAGGGCTAGATTCATATGTTGTTCAAGGAACATGTGGTCATTCATTTCATTATGAGTGTATTAAACCATGGGTTGAGAAGAATAAACATTGTCCAATTTGTTCTGCTGAATGGAATTATGTTGATAGAAAGTTACCACAAAGTAAAAAAATACATACATAGAGAAAAAATTATTTTATAATTATAATGCAAAAGAAATTATTTGATGATTATGAAATTGGTATTGATGAGGCTGGTAGAGGACCATTAATTGGTAGGGTCTATGCTGGAGCTGTCATCTGGGGTCAAACAAATACTAAAGATAATGAATTAATAATTGATTCTAAGAAACTATCAGCCAAAAAAAGAGCTGAAGCATTAAAATGGATTAAATCAAATGTATTAGCTTGGGGTGTTGGTTATGCAGAACCAGAAGAAATAGATCAAATAAATATTTTAGAAGCTACTAAACTTGCTATGAATAGAGCTATTGAAAATTTAAAAAATAAATTTAATTTAAATCAACCATTAGATAAATTAATTATTGATGGTATTGGTTGGGAGAAGAAGTTTACAAATTACCAAGTCAAATCAGTTGTTAAAGGTGATTCAAAATACCTATCAATAGCTGCTGCTTCTATTATAGCCAAAGAATATCATGATGAACACATTAAACAATTATGTTCTGAAAATCCAGATTTACATATCAAATATGATTTAGAAAATAATATGGGATATGGAACTAAAAAACATTTAGATGGATTAAATATTCATGGTAATAGTCCATTTCATAGAAAATCATTTAAACCATGCAAAATGCTGTAAAAATTTTTTATATTTACTGAATAATAGTAAAAACTTTAAAGTACTTCATATATATCATTTAATGTAATATTTTTTAATATTTGTGAATAATTATCTTTTATAGTTATATGATTAGGATTATATAAATTAAATTCAATTAGTTTACAAGATGATGCTATTTTAAAATTATTAGGACCATCTACAACATAGAGATAATTTTTATCGGGATTATAAGGGTTTCGTTCAAAATCTACCTTCTTTAGTTTTCTAAAATTATTTGAAGAATCAATATTTATAGGTAACATGTCTATATTAGAACTATCTACTTTTAAAGCAGATGTATCTGATCGAACTATTAGACTATTATTACCAACACTTAATACTGATGCTTGTTGATCATCAAAAGGATCTCCTAAATTTTTTAATTTTATAATTTGTTTGGGTTGAATATTAAAAACATCATTTTGTAAAAATTTGATTTCATAATTTTCTTCAAAAATTAAATTTTCTTCTTTAATAGTTTGTGCAAATTGATCACCACTTAATAAAACTTGATATTTTTTTGTAGCAGGATCATTTCCTTTTATAAATCCTATTTTACCATTAAAATCTGGTCTAGAATGTTTTGTTATTGTTACCTTACCGTTTTTTCTTTTAGCAATAATTTCTCCCACTAATGAATTAATATTTATATTATCTGTTCCTGATATTAAAACGATATCATTCAATTCATAATTATTATTCTCTGAAAATGATGCACTATCAGAATCTGCTGCTCTACTATAAACCTCATCAGATGGATCTGCAATATGTTTTTGAGAAGATGGATCTACATCAGGATTTGGAGAAGATGGATTTAAAGAAGATCTAACTAAATGTTCATCACAATAACTACGACATGAATGCAATATAATTGTTAAATGTGGTAAATTTAATGTTTCACTTAAAGTTTTCACTCCAAATAAATAGCATAATAATTCACTTAATAATAATCGATTACTAAAGTCTCGTCTATTTCCTGACATAGAAATATACTGCCTAAACCTATTTTTATCTATTCTATGAATTCGATCATTACTTATTATTTCTATACCATGAAAGTCTTCAAAATGTCCTAAAAAACTTTCATTTATATCACTTGGATAAATATGATTTCTTAAATGTAAATATCCATTAGGATTTGTTATATCAGGATTATGACCCTTAGCATGTTTTTCAATATATTTTTTAAAAAATTCAATACAATCACTAGTTAGCATATTTCCCATATTATTATTTTCAAAAAATTTTTTACCCGTTTTAATAAAATCTGTAATTTCACCTACTGACGTTGACGAACAAACTGAACTTCTACTAAACTCAAATTTGACTTCATGTTCTACACTCTTATTCAAGACACTACATGTAATTATGTTTACATTATGAGGCAGAGTAAAAGTTGACTTGATAAATGTTTCATTACTTGTACTTAAAATATCTTCAACAAATCTTTTTCCAATAATACATCCATGTACATGAACCATTGCTGTTGATGGTTTTACAATCATATTTTCTAATTTAACATCATCTATTGCTAAATTACATCTTCTTAAACCACCTTTTTGGTTTTTTTTTTCTAAATATTTTTTTTTATATTTTAAATATTTTTCATAGTATGACATATATATATATATATATATATATTATTTTGTTACTGTTAAAAAACATGTCGTATGAATAAAAATACCTTATTATTTATTTACAATCATATCTAATTAATATACCATCTTCAATGTATTTTTCATGATTTAAGGGATAATTATTTAATTCTAAATATATTTTTAAGTCATTAACATTTTTAATTATATCTGGATTAAATCTATATTGATCAATAAGTTTAATATTATTTATATGTGGTTCTGTTAAAAAAATTTCACACAAATTAAATCTTTCTATTTCTTCTTGTTTTTCAGGTGAAAAATTTATTACTTCTAAACCAGTCTTTGAATCATTTAATTTTAACAGATTTAATTCACAGTCAACGTGACTAATATTTTCATCTTTATTTGGATATACATGTGATATAAGATTACCATGAATGTCAAAATATCTTTCTGGATTTATATCTCTAAAAGCATACTTACCAAATCCTACTCTAATATCATCTATAATTTGAAATATACCTATTTCCATTAATTTATCATATTCAAGACACATACAAATAGATACCAGAATATTATCAGCAAAATATATACCAGTTTTTCCAGTATCACTACATTTTTGTACATTTTTTTGACATAATTCTATTGATTGATAGTTACAAATACTTGGTGCTGTTCTAAAAAGAAATGTACCTTTTGGTATTCTTGATCCACCTTTTTGTTTTTTTAGTTGTAAATATTTATTTTTATATTTTAAATATTTATAATAGTATGACATAATATATACACATACATAATTTATTTCTATAATATATTATTATTAATGTCTAAAACTTTTGCAATTTCAGATTTGGAAGGATTTTATCCTGATCAAGTATTACCTATGTATAATAGCATAAAATATAATAAACTAAATGAAATAATTGTTTGTGGAGATATAATTGATTCTACTATAAAAAGCACTCCGACAATAGGTATTTTAGAATTAAAATCGCATAATATTAAAACAATTTTTGATATTGTTGTTAATTCAAATATTTATTTAACTTTTGGTAATCGCGACCTTAATAAAATTAAAGTTGGACCACTAACTGAATTATGTTATTATGGACAAGATGAAAATTCTAGAAAGTTAATAGATAGTTTTAATAGTGGTGATTTAGACAATCTCAATATAACAACATTCTATAATATATCTAATATTAAAGAGAAAAGATGGTGTCAAAATATGTCTAATTGGTATCCATTTTGGGGAGAAAAAATTATGGATAATATAGATTATTGGAAAGATAATGATGAACCAAATAAAATTTTAAAAGATGGTAAATTAGAAAAATGTTTATTCTTTGAAAAAAGATTTCATAAAATTTTTGGTTTAGACACTACTATTGGTACAATGAATGCAAATAATTTACTAAAAACTATACCAATAGAGCTTGGATTATATGCTGAATCTTTTCCAGACTATAATGCTTTTATTGTTTTAGCTGTATTCAAATCAATGTTACAAAAAGTTAAATTTATTGATGACGGTAAGTTATATGAAATTTTATATAATCCAATTAAATATAAAATTATTAATCAATCAATTTTTAAAGGATTATTGTACAGTTTATTTACAGATGATAAAAATAAAATGATAATTAAAAGAACCGATAACTTAAATACCTATTTGTTTTCACATGGAGGTGTAAGTAGTGATATTATTGAAAGAAACACATTACAAGAACTTGATGATATATTAAATGATCCAAAAACAATAGATTTAAGAGATAAAATAACTGATATTAATAAACTAAGAGGTGGATATTATAAGAATACAACTGTTGATATAGATAGACCAATTGAAAATTTTAATACAAAAATGAAAGAAATAATAATAAAAATTTTTGATGAAAATTATAAAATATTAAATAAACCATCAACTAATATGTTATTATTGTTAATTGCTATAACTCCTTTTGAATGTAAAACATTTTATTCAAAAACATTATCAAAGCCAGATGTTCTATTAAAATGTAAAGATTTAGGAATATTGAATATAAATTCCAGCTTAATAAGTACAATGGCTGGTATCAAAGAATTAAGAAGTCAAAATAAAGTATTTTATTATGGTAATAGATTATTTAATATTTTTGGTCATAATCCAAATGGATTTGGTCCAACTGTTGATTTATTTGAAAATGACATTCATAAAACATATTTAGTTAATTTAGATACATCAAATACATTTTTAAGTACATCATCTAATCAATCATTATATGATCAATCATTAAAAATATCATCTTACATTTTAATTGAAAATGATAAAATTAGATTATTAACAGATGTTTATATTAAAAGTACAATAAATGAAAGAATTATTATAAAAAATGATGAAGAATCACTATTTTCTAATATTGAATTTAACCAATCTGATAGTAAAGAAATAGATAATTTGAAAAATAATATCGTATTAGCTTATTCAGGAGAAGATCTGTCTGATGTTATTAGAATAAAAATAGATAATTATATTGATCAAGAGATGGATCAAAAACTGAGACTTTTTAAAGATAATAAAAATATTTTTTATCACGGAAATATAGATAATTATTTAATTTTTAATTATCGCAGAACTTTAGAATTTCCATTTCCAAGATGTTTTTATATTATTGATGAAAAAATATTTAGTAAAAGATATAATTATAAACAAGAAGAAACTGTAAAATATCAAAATAAGTATCTTAAATATAAACATAAATACATAAATTTGAAAAAAATGTTTACATCATGATAATATTACAACAAAACTAATAAACTTATAGTTAAAAATACAATTAAACAATAAGTTATTATTATATTTCAAATTATAATTTACCTTTTTTGATATTTCATTTGCAAATATTTTGTTTTATATTTTAAATATTTTGTTTTATATGGTTCTAATTTTTTTTTTAATTCATCTAAAATTTTTTTAATTTCTTCTTTCATTTTTTCTTTATCTTCATCTTTATCTTCATCTTTATAAATTTCAATCATATCAACACCTTTACTTTCTCCGGAAATCATACTAGAACCTATGATATTTTCATATTCAGGTAATAATCTACGATTATGAGAATATTCATAATTACGAATTATTTCATAAAATTTTCTATCATATTCATTTATTAATGCTTGATGAGGAATATATTTTGTATTCCAACTTTTATGACCAGCATTTACAATAGATCCCATATTAACAACTATTAAATTTCTAGGATATAATGGATCAAAAGGTTTATCAATTAAGCTACATAATTGTTTCATACTAATAAATAAAACTGAATGATCTAACCATACACTTTCTATGGGTTGTCCTATTTCATTAAGACATTCATTCGGTTTCGTTCTAAATTCTAATGCATTAACAACATCTGTTGATATAAATCTAGGTAAATTAGATAATAAATCTAAACCTAATTTATCTTTATAAATTAATTCTTTTTTTAATTTAATAACCATTATTGTTCCATCTGCTTCTGCATAATTAAAACTTTCTGGAACAGATTTTTTTAATTGTTGATTTCTTAGAATAAATCCACGTCTATGTTTTCCTACACGTGCATTACTCATGATAACAACACATGGACCATCAAAAAAATCAGTAAAATAATCATTTAATTCTTTTTTACGATTTTTTGATGTTGATTTAGAATCTGTAATATTTGTATCACCTAATATAACATCAACATCATGTGATTTAAGATTTGTTAAATTTTCATCTAAAAATTCTTTGATAGTTTGTTCTTTTGCATTTGGACCGTCTCCAGGTAAATGAACACTTGCTATTTTTATACCGTCAAAATTTAATACTGAACAACCATATGATACTTCAGTAACAGTAATAGGAACATCTTTAGAATCTATAACAAATCCTGTATCTTTATCACATCCATGTATTGAAATATTTTTAAATTTTGATAACATATTATAAACAACATTCTGGGGATGTTCAGGACCTTTAATACATTCACTTACAGCAACTATATTATTTTGAGATAAACAACCTAAACGTTCATATACATTTTCAACTTGTAAATTAGAAAGTGTATTTTTATCAAGTGATTTTAATGCAAATCCACCTGTTGTTTGTAATGATTTAACAAAATTATCTTGTAAATATGTTTTAATAAATTCACCTACTAACATTTATTATATTATATTACATTTTTATTTCAATTAGAGCAAATTTATAAAAAAATTGATATTTAATTAATTAAGCCTCTATAAATATTATATAATGCGAGACCTAAATAATTATAATTTTTCTAATGATTTGAACAATATTACCAAAGCATTAAATCAAATGAATTCTTCTCTTGGTATATTTTATGGACGAGTTAGTACAAAAAATCAACGTGATAACAACGATAGTTTAGAAACACAAAAAAAATATTGTCTTGAATATGCAAATAAAAATAATATTAAAATAATTGATAATGCTTTAGAAGCAGCATCAGCTAAACAAATGAAAACCCAAAAAAAATTAATTAAATTAATTAATGATTATGATAATATACAACATTTAGTTGTATACAGTCCTGATAGACTTTCTAGAAATTTTTATGATTTTATCGATTTAAATAAAATTTTGGATGAACAAAAAGTTGTTATTCATTTTGTAAAAGACAATTTAATTTCTTCAAATCCAAATGATTTATTACAAATAAGAACTAAAATTCAAGAAGCACAAAATGAAAACGAAATCAGAGGAACACGAATTAAATTAGGTATTAGTAAAAGAAAATTAAATGGAACTTATCATCCATCAATTGCACAATATGGTAATAAATATGTATGTCAATTAAAAAACGGTAAAAAATATAAACAATTAGAAAAAAATCCAAATGAACAATTAGTTATTAAACTAATTAATGAACTGGATACTGGTAAAGTTTCTAATGTTAATTCATTAATTGAAAAAATAACTGGTAAAAATCCAGAATATATTTTTAATGATCCAAATTGTGATAACATTAATTCTGGTAATGTAAGATATGTTGATATTGCCAGAATTCTTAATGAAAATGGGATTACAAGGCGTAATTTTAAATGGACCGGATCTAGTGTAAAAGAAATATTGTTTGCGAAAAATTGATTATTTTATTAATTAATATAACACCATATAACTTAATGTCACATTCACATCAAGATTGGAATACTGTAACTATTGGTAAAGTTACTAAAACAAATGAAAATACACAGACACCTAAAACTTATGTTTCAAAACCATCTACTGGAATTAAAGTAGAAAAAGTTATTGATCCAAATGATCCAGATGGTGAACCAGAAACTCGTCCTGTTATGATTACTCATACCTTGAGTCAACAAATTCAACAAGCAAGAGTTGCCAAAGGTATGACTCAAAAAGAACTAGCTAATGCACTTTCTATTCCAGTTGCTGTAATCAATGAATATGAACGTGGTGATGCTGTACATAATATCAATTATATTACAAAGATTAAAAATTATCTAGGTATTCGAAAACCAAGAAAATAAATTAATCTAAGAATTCACATTCTTCATTATTTACTTTAGTAACTTGAGTAATATCATTACATTCAGAAATATCTATTTGTCTTAAAATTTCATTATTTTTAACTTCAATTATTCTCAATTCAAAACCCATTTTTTTATAAAGTTTTCTTCTATGAAGTCCTTGTCTAACAAAACTAGGAAGTTGATCAGTAAAATCATATATTATTGGTCTTGTATTGGGATCTATTTTTCTTATAACTCGACCAACAGCTTGTTCTACTTCTTTTCTTGAAGTAACCATAAAAAGAGTGTTTAAATCTGGTATATCTAATGCTTCAGATGCCATACCATAAGATGCAAAAAGAACTTGTGCATTTTCGGCAATTTTTAATGCTTTTTGTTTCATTCCTCCAATATAAAAATCACATGATGCAATTTCTCTTTCTTCTAATCTTTTCTTTAACAATTCTAAATGTTCAATACGATCTGATAATACAAGTATTTTTCTATTAGCTTCTTGTAAAATTTCTTCCATTGTATCAATTATAAATTTATTTCTTCTACCAATTGTAGTTAATTTATTAATAGTTTTTGGTCTATTTACATCACCAGTGTACATTAAATATTCTCTGAATTTTTCATGTTCAATGTCATAATTTACTATATTGACTAATACTTTATTATTTTCTTCTATTGGTGCCTTGTACATTATATCTCCAAAATACCAATATAAAATTTTTTCTAATTTATCTTGTCTCACAGGTGTTGCACTTAATCCAATTGTTATTTTTGAAGCAATAATGGGTAAAGCTTTTGAAAAATATTGTGATGGTGCATGATGAGCTTCATCGAATATAACCATACCAAAATCTCTAAAAATATCACTATCATATTTATCTTTGGCAATTGATTGTAACATTCCAATAACTATATCTTTACCATCTACATCTATTTTATTTTGTTGAATAATTCCTACAGATGCATTAGTAAATTGTTCAGCTCGTTCTTTCCATTGATTTAATAAGAAAGTTTTGTGTACTATTACTAAAGTTTTAACTTTGAATAAACAACTTAAGTATAATGATAGTACAGTTTTTCCTGCTGCACAAGGTAGAACTAAAACACCACCATCATTTTCTTTAATATGAGGTACTATTTTATCTACTATTTCTTTTTGTTTTGGTCTTAGTTCTCCATTAAATTTTGCTTTTGATTTTGTTCCTTTAATTTCTTTATTAATTTCTGGTTTACCTAATTTTTTAATACCATAATGTTTTGGAACATTAACGTATTCATTATTTTCCTGAAATACTTGAAATCTAATTGGTTCCTGATCTTTTAGAAAAGAACATGTTTGAAATGGTTCAACAGTTAGTTCTTTTTTAACTAATTCAATAATTGATTGATTTTTATCTGTTTTTGGTATTAAATAACCTTCTTTGCACAACAACGTTTTAGACATTTATATATAATTATTTAAAAGTTTAGCTTTTAAATTTCAATATTTAAAAATGTTTAAGATTTTTTTTATAAGTTATATTATAATGGAGTCCGTTAACAATATGTTGGATTTTGTAAACAATAATAAAATATTGAGTTCAGTCCTTGGTTTATTCTTAGTTTTGTATGCTGCAATGGCTGCTCCAAAACTTCCTAAATCCGTAGCTAAAATTTTTGACAATACTTATTTTAAATTAGGTTTTATGTTCATGATCGGTTATTTAGCTACTAAAGATCCTTCTACTGCAATTATAAGTGCTGTTGGTTTATTATTAACCCTTCAAACTTTATCTTCTTATGAAGCAGCTGAAAAGTTTTCATCTAATTCTCAATCTGTATCTCCTAAATCTGTATCTCCCAGATCAAGATCCCCCAGATCAAGATCCCCAAGATCAAGATCCCCCAGATCAAGATCCCCCAGATCAAGATCCCCCAGATCAAGATCTCCTGGATCCAGATCCCCCAGATCTGTAACACCCAGATTAAAATTAAAATTAAAAGTAATGAAATCACCAAGATCTGTAACTATTTCTTTATCACCAACTAGAGCTGATTTCATTAACGAATGTATGAAGAAAGCTGAAGTTCATTATGGTAAAGCTCAAGATGCGATGGTCAAAGGAAATGCTACTTTAGCAGAAGTTCACAAACAAGAAGCTGTTAAACAAGAAATTAAAGCTGATAGTGCTGTTAAAGTTAAACAACATTCAGTTCTTGCTGAAAAAGCTGCTTCTGAAGGTAAAGTTTCTGTAGCTCAAGAACATCAAAAAGAAGCTGTTAAACAAGAAGTTAAAGTCGAGTCATTAGTCAAAGCTGAAGCTCACAAAAAAGCTGCTCTTGTTGCTAAGCAAAATGGAGATGTAAGATCAGTTGAAAAACATATGAAACAAGCAAATAAACAAGAAGCCAAAGCAAATGCATTAATTAAAGCTGATGAAAATAAAGAAAAAGCTGTGAGAGCATTACAAGAGGGAAAACCAGAAGAAGCAAGAAAATTAGTTGTAACTGCTGAAAAAATAGAAAATAAAGTATTATCTTCTCTAGGAGCTGCTTCACCAAGTTCCGTACCCATGCCAGTTAGCCCTGGTATGCATGCCAAAGTAAGATCAAGAAGTTCAAGCCCCAGATCTAGAAGCCCTAGATCCAGAAGCCCTAGATCCAGAAGCCCTAGATCCGCAAGCCCTAGATCCGCAAGCCCTAGATCCGCAAGCCCTAAATCTAGAAGCCCAACTCCTAGATGCCCAAACAACAACACATCAGTTGATGGTTATTCTGGTGGAAACTATGCACCATTTTAAACTAATAATTTAATAATATTATAATTATTTCATTAAATTATTATTTTTTTTCTATCTTATCATAATGTCTTCTCATAAAGAACTTGATGATTTTATTGAAAATGTTTATGGATTTAAAAAAGTATGGAAAGAAAAATGTTCAAAATACAATGTTGAATCGCAACCACATATATTACCACCTGTTAAAAGAATTATTGTTATCGGAGATATCCACGGAGATAAAGAAATGACTTTTGAATCTCTTAAAATTGCTAAACTAATTGATAATACAGGTAAATGGATTGGTGGAGATACAGTAGTTGTACAAGTTGGTGATCAAGTTGATAGATGTCGATACACTGGTATACCTTGTAATTTAAAACAAGCTACTGAAAATGACGAGGGTAACGATTGGGAAATTTTACAATATTTTACAAAATTACACAAACAAGCTCGAGAAGTAGGTGGTGCTGTATATTCACTAATTGGTAATCATGAATTAATGAATGTTTCTGGAGACTTTAGATATGTAAGTTATGAAGGTTTAAGGGAATTTGATAATTATAAAAAACCAGATGGTACTGGTTTTAAAGATGGAAAGGAAGCCAGAAAATGGGCATTTGATTTGGGAAATCCTATTAGTGAATTTTTAGCTTGTACTCGTCAAGTTGCTTTAATTATTGGATCAAATCTATTTGTACATGGAGGAATTTTACCACAAATTGCTAAAAAATATAGTGTTAAAAATTTAAATGAATTAATGAGTTTATATTTATTAGATAAACTGGATGGTAAACAATCTAAAGATTTTATTTATTCAAATATATCACCACTGTGGACAAGAAAATTTGGTAATATTGGTATTCAAAAATTTACAAAAAAAAATAATGATGTTGAAAAAAATGAATGTAATAATTTACTTAAACCACTTAAAAAAATATATCAAGTTGATAAAATTATTGTTGGACATACTCCAATTTTAGAGGAAGGTATTTCTTCTGTTTGTAATGGTAAAATTTGGCTAACAGATTATGGATTATCAAAAGCTTTCGACAAATTTGATAAAAATCTAGTTGAATCTGAAACAAGCTCAGAAGAACATCATAGAAGTACAAGTAGAAAAGCTCATGTTCTTGAAATATTAGATGATGGTAAAATTATTAATATCTTAAAATAATTTATATTTCAAATAAACCATCATAGTTTATTAGTGTATCATTCATTTCATCTAAATACCCAAATTGATTTGAAATAAATCTTGTTTTATATATGAAATCATATGAATAATGTGTATGACCACTCATCCAACATTCAATATTTTTATATAATTCTTTTTCATTTATTCCAAGTGATAATAAATTTGATTCAGTAAAATCATTTGAAAAATAATTTCGTAAATAATCAGGTTGAGAAGAATATTTAGGATGCGAAGTATTATTTCTAACTGGTGGAAAATGTGTTATAACAATTAATTTTTTATTTTCTAAATTAGCTATCTTTATTTCATTTAATAATTTTTTTAATGAATTACTATGTAATTGATTAAAATATTTTAAATCTATTGGTACTGTCCAATTTTTATCATTTTTCATTTTAATCATATTAAAATCATTTATTGTTTCAGTTGAATTAATATTTGACCATAATATTGATCCATATATTCTGTATTGTGTTGTATCTAATTCAAGATCATAAAATGTATCATTTAATATGTATACATTATCATAAGAACTAACTAATTCGTTATATGCTTTAATTAATTTGTCATATGTTTTGTTATTATGATAAAACTCATGATTTCCAAATATATAAAAAGTTTTTTTCCAGTTTTTAGAACAAAAATCAATAAACAATTTTAAATTTGGTTTGGAAATATTACCTATATCACCAGCTAAAAATAGATAATCAGCTAGTGGTTTAATATATGGTACGTTTTTACAAAGTTCCAAGTGAATATCCGAAAATAATTGGAATTTCATTATTAGATTATAATAGTAATAATAAATTACATTATAATTCAATTTTTAGTTGCTAATAAACTAATTGTTACTCCTCTACTTAAAGCTCCTCCATCCCAAGTTACCAATATTGTTATTAGATCTTCTTGATTTAATTGGATTGATCCGGTAGAAGTTACACTTATATTTATCGAACCATCTAAAATTTCAGTTATTAAATTTGTTGGATTACTATTTACTAACAATGTTGCTGTATATTTAATATTATCAGATAATTGTCTAATACTAAAAGACATTGTATTAACAATCATATTTGTCGGTACTACAATGTTATTTCTTAAAATATCATTCGATGAATTTCCTAAACCTATATAACTATTTGAACTTACAGATTCTGATGATGCAAATGTAATTAAATATGATGTTTCACCTTTTTCACCAGTTAAACCTTGATAACCACTTTCTCCCTTTTCGCCCTTTTCGCCCTTTTCGCCCTTTTCGCCCTTTTCGCCCTTTTCGCCCTTTTCGCCCTTTTCGCCCTTTTCACCTTTTTCGCCTTGTACGCCTTGTACGCCTTGTACGCCTTGTTCTCCCTTTTCGCCTTGTTCTCCCTTTTCGCCTTGTACGCCTTTTTCACCCTTTTCGCCTTGTTCTCCCTTTTCGCCTTTTTCGCCCTGGTCACCTTTTTCGCCCTGGTCACCTTTTTCGCCCTGGTCACCTTTTTCGCCCTGTTCACCCTTTTCGCCTTGTTCACCTTTATCACCTTGATCACCTTTATTTCCTTTATCCCCTTTATTACCTTTATCACCTTGATCACCTTTTTCTCCTTGGTCGCCTTTACTTCCTTTATCACCTTTATCACCTTTATCACCTTGATCACCTTTTTCTCCTTGGTCGCCTTTACTTCCTTTATAAAAAGAATATTTAATTTTAATGGAACTTTTTTCAGTATCTGATAAATCATTTTTACAATTTTTATTATTTTTCATTGATTTATTATCTTCTGAATTGGAGTCTGAAGTAGTAATATACTCATCTGAAGAACAGTCATTATCTTTTGAACTCATTATATAATATATATAATATTTTAATATTTTAATATATTTATTTTAAAATATTTATTTAAACATTTTTATCAAAGTATTTACGATATTAGTGATTCTTAATATTGAGCAATATAATTTTTAAGTTTTTTGAAATATTATAATCAATAGTTTTGTTTTTTATTTTATAAATTAACTTAATAATTTATAAAATGAGTCAGTTAAATAATTTTAATTTAACATTTGTTTGAAGTGATCAACATTTTTGTCAAAATGTTTGCGACCTTCTTCTGCAATTTTAACAGCATTTAAATCAGGATGCTTTTCTTTCATTTCTTTTTGAACAGCTCCTGCAACTTTAGCAGCTTGAGGACCATTGCTGATTCCTAATTTTGTAGCGACATGTTTTTTTAAGTCTAAGAAAGCTTGAAATCCTGGATTAACTCCACCATCCATTTTCTTAGATGATTTCTTAGATGATTTTTTAGATGATTTCTTAGATGATTTCTTAGCACCACCTACTAATTTTTCTTGACTAATTGATGTTTCACTTAAATTATTATTTTGAGGCATATAACTAGAAGTTGCACTAGATAAAATTATAGGATCTTCACTAGAAGTTGAACTACCATTATAAGATTGGGGAACAACACTTGAAGTATCACTTCCGATTAAATTACCTTGAAATGGTATTTCAGTAGTTGTATTATCAGCTCCACCAAAGAATTCAGACATTGTTTTATTATTTAATTTGATATCTACATTAACTCCTTGAGATTTTAAAGTAGTAAAGAAACTTTTAACATTTTCAATATCATCAAAACCACCTTTTTGTTTTCTTGATTTCTTTTTACCACCACCTTCTTTTTCTAAAATTTGTCTTAATTGATTTTCTAAGCTAGCAGTAGTGGTTTCAGAAACAGCATTTTGTTTTAAGGAAGATGAATCAGAAGTTAACATAGAAATAAGTTTATTAACATCTTTAGTTGAAGATACATTAGATGTAGCAGAATAAGTTCCTCCTTGTTGAACTAAAGCTGACGAAGTAACACTATTGGATTGATTAGATGCAACATCAACTATTTTTATCCATTTTGGTAAAGAAATATTAGACTCAGTTGCAGAGTTAAAGATGTTTTCTAAATCTTCTTTTAAGAATATATTGGACATACTTATATATATTAATTTAGAAATTAATAAATTGTTAAAAAATTTTAATAATTTATATTCTTTTAAGAAGTTATTAATTTGTGTTTTTTAAATATTATTTTTATCCAATCTATATTAATATATATTAATGTATGTTAATCAAGTTGATGATCTATTTGATAGTATTTTGAATAAATTTAATGATTTCTTAACTAAGGAAAAAGTTTTTGAAAAATTAAAGTTAGATACGAATTTTGTAAAGTATCAAAATGATATTTTAGGTTATATAAAAAAATTTACAGATAGTATATTGAAAAAAGATATTATAGATATAATTAAAAATGAATCATATTATGATGTTATTATGAATATAATAAAAAGATATTGTGCATTTTATATTTATTTAGGAATATCTTATTATTATACAGGAGGTCGTGATTTATATATAACAAATATTATAGAAACTAGTAGATATCAAAAAGATTCTACTTTTCAAATTACAAATTTCTTTAATAGTGAAAATAATTCTAAAATAATTACTTTTTATGTTGATATTAAAAATTTTTTATCTTTATTAGATTTTAAAACAATTGATAAAATTAAAATAGTTTTATCTAATAATCCTCTTAAATTTGAATCTACTATAAGATTATTCAATGATTTAGGTGAAGATTATATTATCGAATATTTCTTAATTAAAGAAAATTTTCATAATATAATCAAAGCTTTAATTTTTAAACAAATTTATATCAAAGAAGAAAAAAATGAAATTATAAAAATACTCAATCAACAAGAAAAAGATAATGCAGAATATAAATATATTGAAATAGTAGTTTCAAATGAAAAAAAAATAGTAGATTTTAACGTAATTCAAAAATTTTTAAATATTAATCAATTAAAATCTGGTTTAGCTGAAGAAATTTACAATTATTTAGAAGAAACAAGAGATACAAAAGAGTTTATAATTAAAGAAAATAAAGATTTTATGAATTATCTTTTTTCAAATGAAATTATAATACCAATCACTGAAGATTTTTTACGTTATCATAAAGATACTGAAAAATATGACCCAGAATCATTAATAGAATCTGATAATATTAAAGAAAGAGATGCCACAAAAATCAAATATATTATTAGTAAAATGAATAATGTAAGAAATTATTATTCAGCAATAATGGAAAAAAACCCTAAAATTAAATTAGAAACTGAAAAATTATTTTTTAAACCTCTTGATCCCAAAATGGCTGTTTTATATAATGATGACGAAGAAATCAAAATTATTCAAAAATTAATGATCTCAGAAAATACTACTGATTATGATTTATTAGTTGAATTAGAAAATTTACGTAAATATGCGTATGTTAATTTTAAAAACTTTTCTAGAGATGGAATAAAAATTCGTCCTTCTAAAACAATACAAGGTATTAGAGCAACTAATATTAAATATAAAGGATCCGAATTAAAAACACCAATTGAACTAAGAATTGGACATGATAATATTGATATAAATATTATTGGTATAGCATGGAATCCATCTAAAATAAAACTAGATTGTTTTGAAGCAAAGGATTTACTAGATGTAAGAAAAATAACAAATGATCAAAATGGTTTCATAGCATTTACAGACATTATGAAAAAGACATTTAACGAACCAAATAAAAAAATATATTATTGGTTATTCGATAATAGTAAAGACAAACCTAAATTAGATTCATATATTAACTATAGTGTAGATGATGTAAAACGTAATATTGAAATTATGATTGGAGAAATTTATAATTATTACATTAATCTAGTTCATAACAAAATTAATTTCTATATCAATAAAACATCTGAATTAAACATATGGTCATTTGATAAAATAATAAAAAATTATACTAAAAAATATTTTGATTTTAACTTAACTCCAAACTTAAAAAATGAAATAATAGAAAAAGTTATAATAGATAAAATCCCAGAACTTACTATTGAACCTGATGATGTGGATTCATTAATCCCTGGAAAAAGAGATAAAATTATAAAGTTACCAGTTATAAATATTAAAAAACTAGTTTCAAGTACTGTTGAAATTGGTTCTGAAAAAATAGATGTATCATTAGAAATGTCACAAAAAAATATACCAATTTGTCAACATTATGTAAGATGGAGAAATATTATGAGAATGTCTAAAAAATCTGATGATTTTAATCAAGCTGTTTTTGAATTTGTAAAACAATATGTTAAACAAAATGAAAGAGGTGAATATATTTGTAAATCATGTAATGAAGTTGCTCAAGTTCAAAAATATGTAGTTGAAGGTACATATATTGAGGAATTAGATACATTTTTAACGACATCACTAGCAGTTAATCAAAATTTAGAAGAATTATCTAAATATTCCAAATATAAAAGAACAATTAGAAATATAGAAAAGAACATAGAAAAATTTGCATTTTCAACAGATATATTAGCTTTTTTGGGAAATACACCAGTTGTAAAATTAAGAAGAAAAATGGTTATTAAAGATATTATTGATTTAATCTTAGTTCACACCGAATGGTTAAGAAAACAACCAAAGGATAGAATTGAACAATCTAGTAAAAAATACGGTATTAATAAAGAATTAACAAATCTTTTTTTCTTTGAATTGAAAGATGAAATTTTCTTAACAACATCTCAAGAAACAGATTACTATAAAATAATCAAATATAATAACATCATGACATATTTAATTTTTATAATTTTAACAGAGATTAATTCCGGACAAATTCTTAGTTTAAGAGAAGACAAAAGATATAATTACTTTTTATATCAAAAAATTGGATCTAGCTTTTTCTCAAATATTTATTTAAGAATTAATCAAAAAGAAAAAATTGAACTAAATCAATTACCATTGTTTTCATATGTTTTATATTATTTATCTGGTATGATGATTGCTAATAGATTATGGTTATATAATGATAATTCTACAGAAGCTAAAGATAAACAATTGTATTTAATAAATGTTCAAAAAAGTGTAATTCATACTGTTATTGATTTAATAAATAGTATTACAGAAGCAAATTTTGAAACTAATAAAAACTTTTTATATGAAATTATCAATAATAGAATTAGTGTTAAATTAAATCATACATTTAATGATACTCAACTATTAAAACGAGTTGAAATAAATTCTATGAAAAATATTAAATTTGACGAATCAACTAAGAAAATAACTTTTCTGACTAAAAAAATTGGTTCTATTCCATTAGATTTTGAATTTAAAATTATAGAAAAACAAAGAGAAGTTTGTGATTTTTCAGTTAGTGAATTAGAAAAAAAACCTCAATATGGTGATTATAATACATTAGATATTTTAACAAATTGTTCCGATGGAAAATTTCATTCATGGATAAGTAAATCAGGTGACTTAGTATGTAGTCTGTGTTCAAAGTCTTACAATAATTTATTAAAAGATCTTGAAACATCATCAAGTGAAAAATCTAATTTTGAATATTTAGATAAAATAAAATTTATTAATAATAAAAAATTAGCCAAAAAATATTGTTTAAATGGAGATTTTCATGAAATAGGTACTAATAATATATGTTCCAAATGCAATAAAAATGTAGAAGAATGGCAACCATCTGAAAAAGAATTAAAACAATTAGAAAAAAATTTAGAAGTTAAAATAACTGAAAAAACAATTAATCAAATAAATGTTATACGAAAATTCAATGAAAATATTCAAAAAGACAATGAAAATTCTAAAAAAATAATAAATAAATTATTAAAACGTTTTGAAACTGAAACTAATAACAAATTAGAAAATTATATTTATTCATTTGTTGATAGATTAAGTAAAATATTAGGTTCTAAAATTAAAATAAATGATAAAACTATTTATTTAAAAGAAACTGTTTATATTATAGATCATGATTATTTTGGAAATAGTACTAAAGAAAGTATATATGTTTTATCATCGGAAGATAAAATAATTTTAGCACCAATGCATAATTCATTTAATAAAGATGTATTATATTATAAGGATAAAGCAAATAAAGTTTACGTATACTATGATTCAATTACATTACAATATTTAGGTTATAGTGACGATAATAAAAATATTAAAAGAAGCAGAAACAATTCATCATTAAAAATAGAATTATCTATTAAAGATTGTATTATGTATTTAGGTTATGAAAATCAGTACTATAATATTTATCATATCGATAAAGAATTTCAAAAAAATTTACCCAAAGAATTGGGAGAAAATAGTAAAGACGTAATATTAGATATTATAAGAAATAGAATGAATAATTTAAAACAGATAATTCTACGTGTTCAATCAATAATTCACAATATAAGGAATAGTGGTAATATTACATCTATTTACAATACCGATGAAAAAGAAATATTGAATGAATTTACTAAAAAATTAAAAAAATTTAACATAAAAGATGAAACAAATCATAATAATATATTTAAACATTATAAATACATTAATCTAAGATTACCAGTAAATTATAATATTCCTGATAATATAAACATTAAATTAAATAAAAATTTTTTGGATATTAATATTATAAATTCATTAAATAATTCAGATATTAAATTAGTTTTTTATTTAATATATAATTTTAATAGATTGCTTGATTATAATAAACAACCAGTTATACAATCTGAATTAGCTCACTTGATTATAAAAATAATTAAATATTTATTTAACATATATTACAGACCATATTCTAATTATAACGTAAGAAAATTTGACTTTTTATTAATTAATGAAACTCCTTATATTGATGAAAAATTAAAAGTTGTTGGTCATTATCAAGAATTATTAACTCAACAAGAAATAGATGATCCAAATCAAAAAGATGAAAAATATTCAGAACAAGAAGCAAATAATTCATTAGATATCGATGATTATGAACAAGATGATGATGTAGATGGTACTGCAGAAGCTCTTGATGGCTATGAATAAAATTCAAAATAAAAATCTATAAAATTATTTCTAATTTTATTTATATTATGAATTCTTTTGATTCTTTAGTGAACAATAATTTAGGATGGGTACACAAAAACAAATTAGTTTTACCTATACTTTCTTTAATTTTGGGTGTATATGCCGCATTAGCAAGACCAAAATTACCTAAATTCATTGAAAAACTATTTGAAAATCCTGTCTTTCGATTAGTAGTTATATCATACATTATTTATCGTGGAAATAACGATCCCCAATTATCAGTTATGATTGCTGCTGCATTCTTAATTACTATGCACATGATTAATAAACGTAGAGTTAATAAAATTACAAAAACTGTTGGAAAACCAAGAAGAAAATGTCAGAAAAAACTTAAAAAAAATTAAATTAAAAAAAATTATAATATAATTATTTCTAATTATAATTATATTATGAATTCTTTTAATTCATTGGTTAACAATAACTTAGGATGGGTACATGAAAATAAATTAGTATTACCTATTCTTTCTTTAATTTTAGGTATATATGCAGCTTTAGCTCGTCCTAAATTACCTAAATTTATAGAAAGATTATTTGAAAATCCAGTTTTTCGCCTTGTTATGATTTCCTATATAATTTATCGTGGTAATAATGATCCTCAATTATCATTAATGATTGCTGCTGCTTTCTTAATTACAATGCATATGATTAATAAACAAAAAGTAACAAAAATGGAAAAAATGGGTAGTAGTAAAAAACCTATAAAACCTAATAAACCTAGGAAATAAATATTTTTTTAATTAATTTTTTTTTAAACGTGTAAATTTAATTAAAAAAATAAATATCTAAGTAATAAAAATATAGTATATTGATGAATATGGTTAATAAAATTTTAATTCTGGTTATTATAATATTTGTAATTAATCATTTAACGAATGGTCAAATATTAAATACCATAAAAGGACTTTTTACAGGTTGCAATACTGAAAAATTTATAGGTGCTACTTATACAAATAAAAAAGGAGTTTATTCTAATGTTCCTCAAGTACCTTATGATTCTCAAAGAGATTTTGCTTATATAAATCAAAATGATATTGATGAATTAGATGATGAAACTTATAGGTTATATAGATTTATTAATAATATGGTTATACCTAATATTAATATTTATGAATTAACAGCATCAAGAGGTAAAAAAATAAAAGCTTCTAATGAACTCGTAAAAGAAATTATTGTTCATTTAGAACGTATATTTAATTGTTCTGGATATAAATTCTCTAATTTAAAACTTATGGATCAAATAGTTTATTATGAAAACCCTAGAGGTAAAGAATTAGAATCATTTAATTTTAGTTCAGATGTATCATATCATGGTAAATCAATAGGATCAGTAGTTATAAATATAGAATCATTTTTAAGAGAGGATAAATTTTATCAAAATCATATGAAATCAGGATTTTTAACTATAACAAATATAAGATTAGCCAATAGAATTCATCCTAATGGTGTTAATAAAGAAAAGAAAATAGTTAGTGCATATAAATTAGAATCTAGTATGTCGCCATCTAGAAATCAAAGTAGGATTAAACCTACAAATCCAACTAGAAATCAACAACAAGCTATCGAAAAAAATAATAAAAATATTAATAAAATGAATGAATCATTTAATAATCATTTTGTACCTAGAGAAAATTTTGATGAATTATTTATAAGACCTCAATCTAATAGTGAAGCATTTATGAATGATACTGATAACAGTTTAATTCCAACAATAGACGAAATTTCTGAAGAAGAATATTCATAATTATGTTAAAATAAATAGTATATAATTTATTTTCTCATAACTTTAAAAAACTTGTCATTTTTTAGAATTTCATCAGGAGTTAAATACTCATCATTAACCAATATTCTACCTCTATCCGAAATTAATTTACCATCTCTATATTTATCTGGAACTACTCTTTGGAAAAAATCTTTTACTTTTTCAGGTATCTCATCAGCTGTCCAAAATTCAGGGAAAAACCCTTTTCTTGTTAATGTATTCAAAAAGTAATGAATATCATAATATCTATTTTGTTCTGGTTTTACATTAATTTTATTTGTCCATTCAGCATCCACTTTTGAATTATCTACTATTCCAGGAATACATGCAAAATCAAAATCCCATAATTTGATTTGAAAACCTATGTTTGGTACTACATAAGTCTGATTATTTATTTTATATAAATATTTTTTGTTTTCTTCATCGACATCTATATGATGAATTAATATATTATTTGCTTTCATGTCATTATGTCTAAATGATGGATATTTTGTATGAATTATAGCTAGAACTGATAATATTTGATATAATATAGTTCTCCAATGTTTTACCTTCATGGATTTATAGTTTTTTCTAATATAATCTAATAAATCCCCACCATTTGCCCATTCGCTTACTAAAATAGAAACATTTTGATAATATTCTCCTTTTTCATATCTTTCTACGAATTGTTCAAATTTTTTATTATTAACAATATTAGATTTTGTTAAATTTAAAAATGGTTTTATACTGGTATTAAATGTAGTTATTGGTAAAACAATATGAGGAGTCTGTTTGTTAATTACAAAATATGATAGCAATCTTATCATTAATAATTCAGTATTTTCAGGTCTTTTAATATTATACATATCTCCATAGTTTTCTTTTTTAGGATAAGCTACTATTTTAACTGCATATGATTGTTTATTATCTTCATTAGGAGGTGGATGGACTCCTTTAAAAGTATGTCCAGTTGATCCACTTTTAATATATAATAATTTACCTCCTAGTTCATTAATTGCTTTACCAAAATCTATATATTTTTTTGGTAATAATTCTCGAATGTCTTCAGAATTTGAGGGGTATTCAAATGATTCAGTTGAATTTTTAAAATCAATAATTGATTCTATACTATTTTTTCCAACCATATTTTGAATAGTATTTATTCTTTCAGGAATTAAATTAAAGTTTTTATATTCTGAATTTTCTGTTTTAATATCGGATTTTTGATTTTTTTTTTCCATTAATTAATCTATATTATATTTTTTTATATTCTTAACCTAATGATGTTTTAAATGATTTTTATATTAAATTCATAAGGATTTTTATACTCGTTCCTTTGTTGATCTTCTTTCTTAATTTCATTTTCATACTTAAAATATGAATGCTTTAACATGTCAAAATCTAATGGAGGTAATTTTGGAATAGCCATCCAATATTTTTTCTTATTTACAAAATCTTGTTCAAATTCAGTAGGATACATAAATGCTATTGATGAATTTTGATTTAATACTAATTTTCTTAAACCTATTGGTAATAAATAATTTGATTGAGGGGGCAAAACTGCTAGTAATTGCATAAATGGCTTCAATGGTTTTCCTATTGTAAATTTCATTTTATTTATATCTATTTTATTTAAATATTTTGCAATATCTGTTATAAAAGGTGGATGTTCGAAAGGATAGTACCAATCCCATGATGGACATTTGTCAAAATAATATTGAGTTACCCATTTTACACCTATTAAATAATGTGTAACTAATTTTTCACTAAATTCTTCTAGTTCATCTGGTTTAACATCCCAATAATGGTTATAATATCTTTCTCTCCATTTATCAGGATTATCAGATCCTAAACCTATTGGATCTGCTATTTTAAATTGTAAATTTTCTATTTTAAATACTTCTTGTTCATATGGTGTCCCTTCACATTTCATTCTTTTACGTCCTTTTGAAAAATTATCCCTTAATATACCTTCTTCAGATGATGCTAACTTACTAATAAACTTATTGATAAAATCGGTATTTACTTTTTTAAGAGTTTTACTTTGAAGATCCTTCTTTTCATTTAATAAATATACTAACTTATTATTATCAATTACTATTTCTCTCATCGTTTCAGCC